CCAACAGTAAGAATAAGATTAGATAAAGTAATTAAAGCATATACAGGAGCATACGGGTACGCGGCCCATGATTTTGAAAGAGGATCACTCTAATTTAAAGTGGGACAGCTAAACTTCTTCGGCTTCGTGCTCCTTGAACCTAGCTCCAACTATACCTAGTTCGTCTAGTATTCTGTCTCGGTTTTTTACGTAGTTGTTGTAGATTTCTATACGGTAAATCTTAGTTCTTACCAGAAAATCTTTTAGTATAGTAAAATTGGACAGGTCTGCCTCGGTACCGACTGCGCTCTTTATAAAACCAAACAAAGAAGTTTTCACTGTTATCGAGTTCCAGATCGCAACTCTCTCAGACTCTGACATATCTCCTCCACCAAAAATAGTCATCTTCTCTTGCTTTGCTTGAAGGAGCCCAGTTGCACAGTCTTCAACACAGTTCCAGAAGAAATATGCTAACCAAGCTGGTAAGTAGTTGAATGAATGCGGTTTAATATGAGAATAAATTCTGCGTGTGTATAGTTTGCACAACTCGTTATACTTTTCAATGTATCTTGCTCTAACTGGTTTTTTGTAACCCCAGGTATAACTTTCGAGTTCGGGTATGTCTTCAAACTGATCGTAATCTCCGAATACATCGTCTCTGTCAATGCCACCTAACTCCAGGTCTCCAAAAATTTCGTAATCGAATGTATCAGGATCGAATATCTCCTCCTCCTCGTCTTCTCCAACTAATGACTCAGAATCGCTAGCTGTTTCTGGGGAGAGTGGGGTAGAAACTATATCTGTTTTCCTAGCTAAGTTCACCATAGAGAGGACTTTTGAGTATTCTGGCACGAACTGTTTTGGATATGTACCTGATTTCGAAGCATTAAAAAAGTCTAGAAAGTCTCCATAGATCCCTACCGGGTTCATCATTGCGCATGTAACAGAAGTGGGGTCAAACATCTGTCGATTAACCTTAAAAATCGGATAGTCTTTCCCAGCTATTTTTGTGCCTAAAGTGAAACCTTGCAGTTCAACTAGTTCTTCGTCTTCAGTGTCCATGATATTAAAGTGATTGGATTTAATTTCTTTCATTTTGACTAAAGTATCTTTGGCATAAAGTACACCAGCTAGGGGCCTCACTAGATCTGTAGGAGCTATATATACGCGACCTTTTATATAACACATGCAGTGCTTTGAACCTGGTATTGAGTCTGAGAACATGTCAATTGGAACCGGGGAAGCTATTAGCAACTTAGTGTTTCGACTCCTGCCGTCCTTGAAAACATTATTGTACAAGGACTTGAAATTCTTTGTGATATTGATCATCTCAATCCCAAGAACAAAAGGAGTAGTCACAGTTAGAAAACCGTTCCTTGTGGAAAATAAACACTCAAATTCTGACTTTACTAGTATTGAACAATCTGAATTAGTATTAAAAGCCCCGTCTGGCAGTCGTTTCTGTGCCTTTAAGTAATAGATTGAACACTCTGAGGTCCGGTCCAAGTAAAGCTGTTTTAAATCCAACCCTTTTAAAGGGCTAAGCTGATAAGCCAGAGCAATAAGATTCTTTTGAGCTTTATCATTTGTTACCAAGGATAGTAGTTCTTCTGGTTCTCTTTTGCGTATTGCGTCTAGCAAGCTCCCTCCTAATAATTCTGAGCTGACACTGCTGAAGTCTGAGGCCACATTCCTAAAGATCCTTCCTTTGTCTGCTAAAGAAGAGTCCGTTATCATGACTGCTATAGAAGTCAATGTCGATAAAACTCGATGCATATGTGCAGACTTTATATTATTTGTAGACAAGTCCTCGTACTCCTCTCCTCCAGCACCATCTCCAATTCGGTATTCCTTGTCTTTGTAGATATTGAAGGAAAAATATTCCATAATGAAGTCTCGGTCGAATATGGTTTTGGAGGATTTGCTGTAGATTATGAGGGAAGTTTTAGATTTTTTCCTTAAGATGGCCACTACATAGTCGAATGCTTCCCTTTCGAACCTGTCGTCTCCAAAAAGACTATAGCTCGTCTCTGAAGCACTGTCCTTTATTTCGGGGAACATATCTTTGATTTTTAGAAAATCTTGTTCTGAATGGAAGGAATTGGTTATGAGATCTCGAGATCGGCGGACTGCATCTGGAAACCATTTGTCTATCACCACATTTAGAGAAGAATTCTTTGTCGATAGTGGTGCAGTTTGCAGTACAATATTTTGCTGGCTAGACCTACATCGATAACTAGAATGACATAGTCTCCCGGCGGTGTCTCGTACTAGCAAAGTTGAAGCCAGAGTGTGGGAAAGGGAAACTACCGAACCATCTGCAAACAAAATTCTCTCTAATCTTTTCCGATAGATAGTATAATCAGAATCTTCTCGAAGAAAATCTGACACACATGCCACAAATTCCTTCAAAACTGCTGGTTCGGTTTCAGAGAATCTCCTAGTTTTTCCAATATAACAGACATTAGATGAGGACATCTTGACCATCCTTATGAGATTGGATATATCGTTTTCATAAGAGAAAGCTACTTTGGACTGATGAGAATAAATCCTATTCATGATTTTGGTTAGCATGTCTTCCCGGTTCGAAGGATCTACAAAAGCTATCCATGGGTCTTTCTCAAGTTTCGCTTTTACTTCGTCTCGAGATTCGCAACCTATTTTTTTCACAGTGTGTATTAAGCCGTCTATCCTAGAGTTTAACCTGACCACAAAATTGATGGAGATGCTAGAGAGCTCTGGCTCGTCTACCTCGTGGTTGTCCAGATCCAGTTCACATGAATTGATACGGCACAATGCGCTTTTGTACTTTTCTTCCACTTCAGGACGAAGTATTCGGACAGACTGCATGGATTTAACCCCGATGAACATTTCAAGGGTAGTAAAAAATGGATTACCTCCCAATTCTATAGGTAGCAAAGCTCTCTTTATCTCGGTCTTCTTGAACCTACCATCCAGATTATATATATTGTTCAATGAGTCGTAACCGGTGTATTGGAATAATAACGCATTGATCTCTGGGAGGCCCTTATATGCTAATGCTTGTACACCATTCATCATGGACAACACGTCAGATTCGTAACTTATAGCCTTGGCAGCAGAACTTAGAGATTTGTAGTCTATATAACTTCTGGGTACAAAAACCCCATCGATGATGTAATGGGAATTGAATTCTGAATCTTCGGTAGATTTAAGGGTCTTCTTTTCACTCTCTTTACAATTGGTCAAGAGTCCTGTGACATCGTTAATGATACAGACTCTCGTCACTACTAGAGCTGCCTCCAGTTTCCGTGCTAATGCTTCCTCAGACTTGATTTTAGCTAGCATCGCTGTATGTTTGTCATCTGAACTAACCATGTGAGATAACTCTAAGCAGTCCTTTGTAGTTTTGCAGTTTTGGACCAAGTAATCTACTAATGCTGTCCTACCGCAAGCTACACAGGTTGATCCTAAATTATTGATTCCTTGCATCATGCCTATAAAACATTCGAACGATGTTTTCCCCGTGGTCTTGAAAGCCATTATTACATCATATAGTGCCTTATTACCTCTATATTTTTCTGCATCAAATTCTCGAGTCCAGAATATCATTATTTCCTTGGGCACCTCTATAACCTTTCCGCACATCCTAAAGACTCCCATTAAATAATAATCAAAAAAACTGGAATTCTCACCCACTAAAAAACAGCGTAAAAGAATAAGAAAAGCCAAAAGACAATGTGCTGGTCCCCATCTTGTGTGATCGCAATTATCGAATATTGCAAAACACCGGTCCGAGTCCTGTTTAAAACTGTCCCTTTGACGCTTTCGGAACCTTCTTACTGTGTCTCCTTGTATCCTGGTTTTTCGAGTAGCTTTCGTTATCATCTCTTCTTCGAAATACTTACAGATAGACTCGGTCATGCGTTCTAGGAAATAATTAGAGACTCTGGTGAAGAAGTCCTGAACTGCAATTTCACGTCCGCCCCCATCCTGAGGTTTTGGGAATAAGGTAAAGAAGGCCGATGTGTAAGTAGACATGACAATCTTGTACAAGGTACATATACGTACATCTTGGCAGCCATGTATGTATTTGTAACCGGCTTCTATAGCCTTTCCTTTACCAGACATTTCTATATCTTTAGACGATAGCGGTGCTTCTATCCAGTCATACATTTTCATACGACCCATCTTTAATTTTAGCTCTAGGCTCTGCTCTGTTGCCAAGCGCTTTGCCATTCTAGACACTGTCTTCCGGCGTCTCCCCTTCAATTCTTCATTCTTCCTATTTTGCTCAATAATTCGCTGCTCTTTTTCCAATCTTGTTACAACATGAGCATCATGGCGTGCTTCAGTCACCATAGATTTGTTGGTAGCGAAAGTCAATATGCTGTTGATGGTCATTTTGTGATCTAAATTGGCTCTTATTTCGAGGGAATTTGACTCTGTTTTGGATTTTAACAGTTTACCACAAATGTCCATGGCCTTAGCATTGAAACAAGTTTGGCCTGCCTCTCTGAGATAATATTCTAGAAAATCTTCGTGCTCCATCATGGGAGAAAAACCCCTTGTCAGCCAAGGGTCTTTAGTGTAGTAAGCATCATACCCGGACTTGGATTCTAGAAGTTTATTAAAGGCCTCTGCCATGCTGTGATACCTAGATCTAATCTCTTTACTTACAGAACAGAAATAGTACGACTCGTCTATGATGCCAGTAGCAGAATCATGATAACCAGGTCCTAAAAGTCTTGGGCTTCGCATTACAGTTCTAACTGTCTTGTCGTCTGGGTCTTGTGCTATATCAGATTTGAATATGTGAGATCTGCCTGAGCTATCGTCGTAAAAATCATTTATTCCTTCTAGTATTCGATTCAAAAAATAGACCGATAACAGATCTCTAGTAGGTACCAACATGCCTTTAAGAAGAGATTCTAAGTTGCAGAAGAAGGCAGAGCAGGCTAAGGCAGTGTAACGAACATTCATGAGGAGTATATTAATCGGTTTTTTATTATTAAACCTTGCCACATGCTTAGTGAAGAAGGTGTCGATACGGTCTTCAAGAGTAAGGGATCTTTTCGACGAGTCAAGCAAGGAACCAAAACAAATATCCCAAACGAATTTTTTTGTCATCAAATGGTGAGCTGCCGTCAGAGCATCAACATTGATTGGGTAAACAACTGTATACCTTTGTCCTATATGACACCTATTAGAAGCCCTCATGGGAAACTCCAAATTGTCGTGTTCAAAGATTAGCCAAAATTTCCTTCGAGAACCTGGCCTGCTCAAAGGACCACCCCCATGTAGTATTACGAGGCAATTGGTAGACCCAAGACTGGAAATCAC